GTGAAGAATGAACCCTTATGATAAGTTATTACACAGGAAAAGAAAGTGGACTCCCGTTAAACCGACAGCGGGAGCCCTCCTTGACGGTAGTGAAGAAGCCATCTACCGTGCTTTGGCAATACGGCATATGGAGCTACCTGTTGGTTCCTTTATTACGGAAACCCTTAGCAAAGAGGTTCCCGAAATTGCTAGAACACTTCTCGAATCCAACGTAAAGGATGAGGAGAGACATGATCTTGCTCTAGGATACGTGGCAGAAGTCCACGGACTAGACGAGAAGGCAGAGAAAGAGGCGAAGCTACTACGTGATGCGTGGATAGCTCACCCTGACCATACAATACTAAAAGCATTGGTAGCAGAACGTGCAATATTCTTTGTTATCTTACCTTTCAATCGCTTTTGTGGCGATGCTGCTCTTAGGACAGTATCGGCTGACATCTCCAGAGATGAACAGATCCACGTGGCTTGCAATAGTCTCGTATGTTCTGATATGGGGCTACGCCCTAGTAGTTCTCTGGATAAACTTAGGAAAGCTACAATTAATTAGATCTTTGAACCACTTAGTTCTACCGCAGAGCATAAATATTTGAACAGAAAATTTTGGACTGATTCTAGTGATCGTCTAATGTATGAGGGTAAAGCCCCCGAACTTTCTGACACTAAGCGAGCCCGTATGCCCGCATTTTTTGAACATGCAAACACCAACTTACCACAGTACTCTTGACTGGGGACGTATCGAGAAGATCGTTGATGAACTCGACCAGCAGTTTCCAGACAGGTTCCCAGACCACAACCTATCAGAGAAAGCAATATCCTATAGGGCTGGTCAATTATCTATTATAAGATTACTTAAAAATAAATTAAAACACGGAGAATAACTATGTGTCTACCTGGATTATTTGGAGGAGGCAGTCGAACCCCACCACCACCACCAATCCCAGCCCCACCAACAACTCCACCACCTCCACAGCAACCACAACAAGCTCCAGTTACCCCACCTGATGCTCCAACTCCAACTCCTATTTCAGAAGATGAGACAAAGAGAAAGGCTAAGGTAAGAGCTAAGAAGAGACCACAGAAAGGTAGAGGACAGCAAGGTACACAATCCTTACAAACTCCGAAGCCAAATACTGGAGGACTCCAAGGGCCAACAACACCACAAGGAACTAACACTGGTACAAACACTCCATGAAGAACGCACGGCAACGCTACCAAGAGTTAGCGAGTCACCGTGAACAATTCTTAAATGTTGCTTACCAATGTGCAGAGTTAACTATCCCCACGTTACTAATGAGGAACGAGGGAGATACATTATACAATGACTTTGTAACACCTTGGCAATCAGTCGGAGCGAAGGGAGTAACCACGCTGAGTTCAAAGCTCATGCTAGGTCTGCTCCCTCCCTCGACCAGTTTCTTTAAACTACAGTTAGACGATTCAAAGTTAGGCGTAGAAATACCACCCGAAGCAAAGAGTGAATTAGACTTATCGTTTGCAAAGATAGAACGTATGATCATGGAGAGCATTGCTGCCTCCACAGATAGAGTACAGATCTTTGCTGCATTAAAGCATCTCGTTGTCGCTGGCAACGCTTTGTTGTATATGGGTACAGATGGTATGAAAGTATACCCATTGAATCGCTACGTGGTTGAGAGAGATGGTAACGGAGACGTGGTTGAGATAGTAACAAAAGAGAAAGTCAACAGAGAACTGTTAGGATTACCAGACGATGACGATGGCCCTAACGATGATGACAAAGGTGACTATAAAGGAACAAAAGATGTAGATGTATATACATGTGTGAAATTATATGATGGACAATGGCGTTGGCATCAAGAGGCAAAGGATCACATCCTACCTGACAGTGTAGGTAAGGCTCCTAAGTCTAAGACCCCTTGGCTCCCCCTCAGATTTGTAACTGTGGATGGAGAAGACTACGGTCGTTCTAGAGTTGAAGAGTTCCTTGGGGACTTGAAGTCTTTAGAAGCATTGATGCAAGCTATCGTTGAGGGTAGTGCAGCAGCAGCTAAGGTTGTATTTACTGTATCACCTTCCTCAGTTACCAAGCCAGCATCACTAGCTAACGCAGCTAACGGATCTATCATACAGGGTAGACCTGATGATGTGGGTGTAGTACAGGTAGGTAAAACTGCTGACTTCAACACAGCATATCAGATGATCAACCTGTTAGAGAAGAGATTAGCTGAGGCTTTCCTTGTCTTACAAGTACGCCAGTCAGAGAGGACTACAGCGGAAGAGGTAAGGATGACACAGATGGAACTAGAGAGACAGCTGGGTGGACTCTTCAGCTTGTTAACGACAGAGTTCCTCATACCCTACCTCAATCGTAAGATGCACACACTAACTAGATCTAAGGCAATACCTTCGGTACCTAAGAACCTAGTTAAACCTACTATCGTAGCAGGTATAAATGCTCTAGGTAGAGGACAGGATAGAGATGCACTGATACAATTCATAACTACAATCTCACAAACTATGGGGCCAGAGGCATTAGCCCAGTACCTCAATGCTGATGAAGCTATCAAGCGTCTTGCAGCTGCACAGGGTATCGACATACTGAACCTTGTTAAGAGCATGGAAGAACGTCAAGCAGAACAGCAACAAGCACAGCAAGCACAACAAATGCAGTCCCTGACTGACCAGGCAGGTCAATTAGCTGGGACTCCTATGATGGATCCATCTAAAAATCCAGAAGTCGTTGACGCAGTAAACGCAATGGTCTCTGGAGGTACACCACAACCACAATAACTATGGCAGAAACAATCCGCTACGACACATCTGATGATCCCGTAGCAGCACAACAAATAGCTGAGGCAGAGGCTGAGTCTCTGAAGGTAGGCGAAGAGCTTATGGCAAAGCAAGATAAAATGCTTGCTGGTAAGTACAAATCCGCTGAAGATTTAGAGACTGCTTACCTAGAATTACAAAAGAAACTAGGTCAGGACACACCAGCTGAAGAAGCCCCTAAAGAGGAAGCCGTAAGAGATGATTTCTATACGGACGATGGAGGTGTCAATTATGACACAGCCAACGAGTTGTATGGGGATCAACTAGGTAACCTCTTCAAAGATAATAGCATCGACCCCTTTGCTATGAGCAAACATTTCTCAGAGAACGGTGGTACTCTGTCCGAGGAAATGTACACAGAGTTAGGTAAGGCTGGTCTTAGTAAAGACATAGTTGACTCCTACCTTGATGGAGTACGTAACAGAAATGGTATCGAACCAACAGCTCCTACTTTATCTGACTCAGAAATTAATGAAGTCAAAGGCATAGCTGGAGGCGAAGAAGGTTATCAAACTCTAATGGACTGGGCTGGTCAGAACTTAGACCAAACAGCAATAGAAGAGTATGATAATGTACTCAAAACAGCAAACAAATCGGCAATCAAATTCGCAGTCTCAGCACTTATGGGAAAATATGAGGACTCACAAGGACGTGATTCTAAAATCGTAACAGGTAAAGAATCCCCACAAGAATCCTACAGAAGTATGGCAGAAGTCGTACGTGATATGAACAAGCCAGAGTACACACAAGATCAAGCGTTCAGAGATGACGTGATTAGAAAATTAGCAGCCTCTAATTTAAAAGTATAATTATGCCTAAAGGTAAAGGTACCTATGGTACCAAAAAAGGAAGACCCCCTAAGAAAAGATGACCGATAACATCTGGGGCAAAGAAACTCCACCAAGATTAATACCAAACTACCCAAAAAACATCAACCCTATCATGACAAACGAAGCAGAACGCTTTAACGGATGGGCAGCTATGCTCGGAATCGTAGCAGCTGTCGGAGCCTACGCCACAACAGGTCAGATCATTCCTGGAATCTGGTAAATGGCAACAATCACTTTAACAAAACCGAGCTCGTCTTGGAACAACTTTTGTGAGTGGGTAACAAGCACTAATAACCGCCTCTACTTGGGGTGGTTCGGTGTTCTTATGATACCTTGCTTACTAACTGCAACAACTTGCTTTATACTCGCCTTTATTGCTGCACCTCCTGTGGACATAGATGGCATACGTGAACCAGTATCTGGCTCTCTACTCTATGGAAACAACATCATATCTGGAGCGGTCGTTCCCTCCTCAAACGCAATCGGACTACATTTCTATCCCATCTGGGAAGCAGCAACACTTGACGAATGGCTCTATAACGGAGGGCCGTATCAGCTTGTCATCTTTCACTTCCTTATCGGTGTCGCAGCTTACTTGGGACGCCAATGGGAACTTAGTTATAGACTAGGCATGCGTCCTTGGATATGCGTAGCTTACTCAGCTCCCGTATCAGCTGCCTTTGCGGTCTTCTTAGTTTACCCATTCGGACAGGGTTCATTCTCTGACGGTATGCCTTTAGGAATAAGTGGAACATTCAACTTTATGTTTGTCTTCCAAGCGGAGCACAACATCCTTATGCACCCCTTTCATATGCTCGGAGTTGCGGGCGTTTTTGGTGGTGCTTTGTTTGCTGCTATGCACGGAAGCCTTGTTACATCCTCAATCATACGGGAGACTACGGAGGAGGTCTCACAGAACTATGGATATAAGTTTGGTCAAGAGAACGAGACTTATAATATAGTAGCTGCACATGGATACTTCGGTAGATTAATTTTCCAATATGCGAGCTTTAATAACAGCCGTGCTTTACATTTCTTTCTTGGTACTTGGCCTGTTGTTGGCATCTGGCTTACCTCGATGGGCATATGCACAATGGCTTTTAACCTAAACGGTTTCAACTTCAACCAGTCAGTTGTTGACAGCAATGGTAAAGTTATCCCCACATGGGCTGACATTGTCAATAGACAGAACCTCGGCTTTGAAGTAATGCACGAAAGGAACGCACATAATTTCCCATTAGACCTCGCTGGAGAGATAACTTCAGCACCCACCATATCGTAATGACCACGTCCGTTCATCCTTTTTAAGGACGCATGACACCTAATCATGGAACGGGGATTAGGTATATGGAGATTACCAATGAAAGTAACCTACGTATATCGTGGCATTGCTTACACCAAAATAGTTAAGTGAAGCTAAATTCTTTATGGGCTATAACCATCTCGGTTATGGCTCTTTTTCTTTTTATAGAATGGTCACACGTTCTATATCATATGAGAGAAGAGACACCTCAGAGTCGGATCTCTTCTTAATTGGCAATGAGCCTCTAAGGAGATACCTCTTGCCGTCTAGACGGTGGGATAGACCACACAAACACCTTGAGTCTTAGGTGATACAATTAAGATTCCTATAAATCTAGATCTAGAGACGATAATTTATACCTAACGGAAAATGGCACAACAGTCAACTAACAATCCTGCTTCACAAACCTTTCTGGGTAGGATTAATACAGCCACAAACGCTACCAATAACAGAGACCTTTACTTAAAATTGTTCTCAGGTGAGATGTTTACTGGCTTCCAGAGGGAGACAATCGCACGTGACTTAGTCATGAAGCGTACGCTCACCAATGGTAAATCATTACAGTTTATATACACTGGTAGAACAAGTGCGGAATACCACACACCAGGAAATAGTATATTAGGAAACTCTGACAAAACTCCTCCAGTAGCAGAGAAGACAATCACAGTTGATGACCTACTCATCTCCAGTGCATTTGTCTACGAATTAGATGAGACACTTGCTCACTACGAATTGAGGGGAGAGATCTCTAAGAAGATCGGTTATGCTCTTGCACAAAAGTACGATAGACTCATCTTCAGAGCTATCGCTAAAGGTGCTAGACAGGCATCTCCAGTATCACTAACCAACTTCGTTGAGCCAGGTGGTACACAGATCAGAGTTGGTGCGGGTTCTAACGCAGACGATGCTCTTGATTCAACTAAGTTAGTTACAGCTTTCTATGATGCTGCAGCTGCACTAGACGAGAAAGGAGTATCTGACGATGGTCGGGTTGCCGTACTAAACCCACGTCAGTATTATGCACTTATACAAGAGGCTGGTTCTAACGGACTAATCAACAGAGACGTACAAGGTACAGCTTTACAGAGCGGAAACGGTGTAATTGAAATTGCAGGTATCAGAATCTACAAGTCAATGAACGCTCCATTCTTCTCTAAGTATGGTACTAAGTATGCTCCATCATCTGGTGCATCAGCTGCAACTGACCTTGACACAGTAGATCCTGGAAATACAGGTTCATTCGTATCTGAGTCAATCGAAACAGCTACAACAGTTACAGGTAACAACTACGGAGCTCGTCAGAACTACGGTGCTGCCTCTAACTTTGCAAACACATGTGGACTTATCTTCCAAAGAGAAGCTGCAGGTGTAGTAGAAACAATAGGGCCACAGGTTCAAGTAACTTCTGGTGATGTTTCTGTTGTTTACCAAGGCGATGTCATCCTAGGAAGACTAGCTATGGGAGCAGATTATGTTAATCCTGCAGCTTGTGTAGAATTGTTCGCTGGAACAACTACAAAGCCAGCAGCTTTCTCATAAGTTTTTATTCTATACGGGGGCTCAGTCCCCCTTTTTTATTAATATGACAAGCAGTGCAATACCTTACGGAGTGTCTACCGAACTAGATGCTGTAAATTCAATCCTGATGAGCGTTGGAGAGACCCCAGTTAACACATTAACAGTGCAGAGCCCAGAGGTGGCTATCGCACAAAAGACTCTAAGGCAAGTCTGCCGTGAGATACAAGCTGAAGGCTGGTCATTCAACACAGAAAACGCATACCCCATATCACTTGTAAACAACCAGTGTGTAGTACCTAACAATGTTCTACAAATTGACCTCAATATATTTGAGCACGGTAAAGATTATAATGTAGTTAGACGTAGTGATAATGGTGTGATGAAGGTATACGATAAGAAGAATCATACCTTTACCTTTGAAAATTGTAGTAAATTATATTTCGATATTGTGTGGATGCAAAAGTTTGAAGATATCCCACAGGTGTTTAAAGATTACATAACCACGAGAGCGTCCAGAATCGCCTCTAACCGTATGGTAAACAGTCAACCATCTGCTAAGTTACTTGAGGCAGACGAAGCTCTTGCAAGGGCAGCTTGCGTAGAGTATGAGAACAGGCAAGCTGATCATAACATCTTCAGTGACTACCAATATCAACAAGATGCTAACACTGTATACCGACCATTTAAAGTATTAAGAAGAATGTAATGGCAGCAGTCAACCAACGTATTCCTAACTTTCTAGGGGGTGTATCTCAACAGCCAGATAAAATTAAATTTCCAGGACAGTTACGAGTATGTGACAATGCTGTCCCAGATGTTACATTTGGTCTAAGGAAACGTCCTCCTGCAGAGTTTGTAGGAACCCTTACCAATGCAAATGCAAGCGGACATTGGTACGATATAATAAGAGACGGTGATGAGAAGTACATAGTACAGATCACTCCCGCTAACACAGGCTCGATGCCTATAAGAATCTGGGATCTCGCTGATGGTACTGAAAAATCCCTGACAAATAATTCTGGAGATTCTCTATTTGCCTACCTTGCGGGGGCTACATCTCCCTACTCAGTGACCACGATCCAAGACTACACCATAATAGCTAACCCCGACAAAGTCGTAGGAAAGACAACTGCGAACACAGGTGCACCAATACATGGAGGAGACTATTCATATGCTAGGTTGGATACTGTTGCTTACAATACTGAATATATATTATATAGTGGTACAGCTCCCACACCCAACACTTACTACAGGGTTACTTCTGTAAAGGTAGACAAGTTAAACGGATCTACCCCCGATGGCCCTACATGGAATGACACGAATGAGAACCAACAAAAGTCTGGTACTCTTACATGGTCTTTCTCTGGTGGTAGTGCTGTAGATGACACAGGGGCTAAGGTAGGTGGTACAAATATTACAGAAAATATTGAAGGAAGTTTACAAGTTAATGGTAATAGTTATATTGCCAACAACACAGCAACCTACCAAAACAATAACACAGGTAGTGCTAGTGACTTCTTAGGATATGTACAGGACTATGATGTACGTTACACAGCTACAGTTGCATTGAAAGATGGTGGCTTAATTAAGACATCAAATAAATCTACAGCTGAAGGTCTATACATAGACGTGACTATAGAAGGTATTGACTACCGTGTATCAGTAGAAGCTGTAGAACCAGTACAAACATACCAAGGTGTATCTGGTATAGCATACCACAAGACACCTAAGAACGCAGAGAATGGTTCCATCTCTATGGCTACCATCCTCAATGGACTTAAGTCATCAGTCAATAGTAGCCTCGCTAACGTAACATCAGATGTTATAGGTAGTGGTTTGTTCATGTATGGTTCAGCTGCAGACGGGGTTAACTTCCTCGGTGGAGCTGTTAACGAGAACATGAGTGTTATAGGTCAGAAAGCACAGGATATATCTAGGCTGCCAGCTATGTGTAAACAGGGCTATGTAGCACAGATATCTAACACTGCTGATCTAGAAACTGACGATTACTATGTAAAGTTTGAAGCTGACAACGGTACCTCTGGAGCTGGTAGTTGGGAAGAAACTGTGAGACCTCATAACTTTGATGGCTCTGGTAGTGACCCTATGCTGAAAGGTCTAGACCCCGCTACGATGCCACATGCGTTAATCAATAATCGTAATGGTACATTTAGTTTTGTTAAGTTAGATGAGACTACTGCAAACGCTGCTAATAATGACAACTATTGGAAAGATAGGTTAGTAGGTGATGACGCATCTAACCCATTCCCTACGTTTACTGGTCATACAATACAGGAGATGTTCTTTCATAGAAATAGATTAGGTTTTATTTCTGGTGAGAACGTAGTCATGAGCCAGCCTGGAAATTATTTTGATTTCTTTATTGTCTCTGCTATATCCGCTAGTGACGATAATCCTATCGACATAACTGTATCTGATGTTAAACCTGCATTTATAAACCACGTCTTACCTATACAAAAAGGTTTGATGATGTTTAGTGATAATGGTCAGTTCTTACTATTTACTGAGTCAGATATATTTAGCCCTAAAACTGCAAGGTTAAAGAAGGTAGCTAGTTACGAGTGTGATTCTAGTATACAACCTGTAGATCTTGGTACATCCGTACTATTCACATCTAACGTAGCAGCATATGCGAGGGCATTTGAAGCTACTATTATAGATGATGATACACCTCCCCAGATCATAGAACAGACACGAGTTGTACCAGAGTTCTTACCTAAAGATATAACTAAGTCTGCTAATTCTACAGCTATAGGTATTGTGACCTATGCTAAGAAGAATGATAACACAATATTCCACTATAAATACTACAATGTAGGTAACAAACGTGAGCAATCAGCGTGGTATAGCTGGACATTAACAGGCACAGTACAGCATATATTGTACACAGGTGGTAGTTTATTCTCAGTTACACTACACGATGGAGCCTATAAACTATGTAGATATGAATATGTTACTAATGCAGATTCTAATAGAACATATGCTTTAGGTGGCTCTGCAGCTAATGTAGGCTCTCCTTTGCACACTGCAAGGTGGTTTGAGGCACATTTAGATAACATGGCCATAGCTACGAACGTAGTTGGTACAGCTCAGACAACCTCAGATCCAGAGAAAACGGTATTAACTATACCATATACACCTGCTAATAAGACTAACATGTTTATAGTAGGATTATCTGGTAATGATTCTAACGGAGATTCTATAGCTGGTGTGGTTAAAGCAGTTGATGCTGTGGGTACGAACAATGTTACAGTTGAAAACATAAATTTACATAGTGCAGCAAAAGTAGCAGTAGGATATAGATATACAAGTATCATAGAATTACCAACATACTACTTCACCGTAAATCAGAATCAATATGATACAGACGGAGACCTAAGAATTTCTGGAATAAATTTTGAGCTAGGTGTAGGTGGCCCTATTGAGTTCCACTTAACATCCCCATTTACGTATACAGATGCCAGTGGTAATGTTACTAAAGATATAGACGACTATGTACAATATGAGTCTGGTATATTATCTAATTCTGGTGTATTTGATGAGCCTCCTGCAGAGTTAGCTCGCAGTGTAAGGGTACCAGTACAACGTAAGAATGAGAAATATACATTACAAATAAAAATCCCCGACCCTTTTCCCACCGCCATAATCTCAGGAAGCTGGGATGGCATTTACCACAATAGACGACATGTACGAAGGTAAGTACATTAAGACCTGCACTCCAGAGTTAGCTCTCAGTGTGGGTCTTAACTTACGATATGAAGATAGACGTGAAGCTGAAGAGACCTCTGGTTTATGTGCTGAAGCATCTATAATACAATCTTATTTCGCCTCAGAATATTCCGTATATTTTAAGGTTCCCAACGGCAAGGCTGCTGGAGTGGCAGGAGTGACTCCAAACAATCTTATCTGGATGCTATGTACTGATGCTAGTACAGAGTACCCACATACATTTGTTAGAGAAGCTAAACGCTGGGTGAACAGTTTACCCAATCCTTATTTATGCAACCAAGCAGACATGCGGAATGAATCACATATTAAACTATTAAAACTTTTAGGTTTTACCTTTGTCAACTATTACGTCTACAACAATGTACCCTTAATTACATTTATCAAACCATGTGTACGATAATGGCGTTTAGCATTGGTATGGGTGCTGCTCAAGCTGTAACAGGTATTGCAGAGCAGAATCGCCAACACCGTGCTCAAGTCGATGCTGTGAATCGTAGTAACCAGATGGCTCGTCAAAAATATTTGAATGACATAACCATCTCAGCTTTTAACGATCAACGAAAGGGTGAAGTATTTACAGCACAATTACAGGCTGATGCTGCAGCGAGAACTGCATATTATCAGCAAAAAGAAATAAATCAAATCGAACATAGTAGAGCGTCTGAAGCTGCTCAAGCTGAGTTACGAGAAAAAGTAACTAAGACTTTGTTTGAATCACAAGAAAATTTAGCAAAAGCTATAGAAGCTCAGGGACAAGTTCTGGCTAGTGGACAACAAGCTGGTCAATCTATGCTGTTAACTATTGATGATATAGAGAGAAAGTTTGGTATGGCAAATGCACAACTTGATGCTACTATATTTGATGCAACCAGAGCCTATGGTATTAAGCAATATGGAATCGACTTAGATTCTTATGCTGCTGATACAACGGCATTTAACGCTATCACCACATCTGCACATGTAGCTCCTACAGCTTCATTCATGACGCAGAAACCAATCGAACAAAAAGCTCCTCCTAAACCATCCCCACTTGGGCCTATACTTGGCGGTATAAGTACTGTATTTAGTACAGGTTCTTCTCTTGGTGGTGAGGGATACTGGCAGGAACAACTAGGCGGATAACAACATGACATACACAGGAAGTACTCAGAACTCTTCCTATTCTAAACGTACGTACAACAAGAAACTATCAACAGATCTTGCTGACTATGCTAAGGCATTGGATACGCAACGTAAGACACAGGTTAAAGAGTTCCAGCAGCAATCTAAGGATCAGCTCTCAGAGTTAGAAAGACAAGATGGTGTACAACGTAGTAACGATAAATTTCAGATAGCTCAGTTATCTAAGTTTAGTGACACATTAAATGATTTCTTAGAGACCACTGCTAAGACTGTAGGTAAAGCATACATTGACAATAAACGTCAAGAAGGTGTTGAACTATACAGGAAATACCAGGCAGGTGATAAAGACGCTATTGCAGAAGTAGAGGCAAATACTGAACAATTAAAAGAGATTAACGACAAAGTTAACTCAATGTCTCAGGAGATAGGAGAGTCAACAGAGGCTTTTCTTGACAGAAAATTTAAGGAAGAAGTATCACTAAAAGATAAGATTAAAGCATTAAATATACGTAAGCTAAGTCCTAACATTCGTTGGGGTTTTGTAAGAGCTCAACTACAAGAAGCTGGGCAAGGTTATAACGGTCATTTAATAGACACATTACATAGTAGTAAAGAAGAGTTTACAACTAGAGATGGAACTACATATGTAATTGGTAACTATAGTGAAATACTTGATACTAAGCATAAGAAAGAAATAATAGATTATGTAGAAGATCAGTACATTGAAAACAACAACCCGTTTGGTGCTGCTGATGTAGTTAGAAACAGTTACTTAACAGCTAAGGTAGTAGAGACTACACAGAAGTTTGAAGAAAGAGAATTACTAAGAGATATAGCTAGACAGGGTGAACAAGAACAGACAGGTCGTGTAGATACATTTATCACAGCTGCAGTCAATTATGATGAAAGCAAGATAGAGACAGTCGATGGCGAAGAAGTAAACTCAAGTGCAGTAGCCTTAACAGATTCTATACAAGTAATTTTAGATGAAGGGCCAGCAAGTGAAAAGCTGATCAACCAGAACACTAGCCCATTTAAAGCTAACAAAACTAGAGTTATAGAAGCTATTAAAGAATCTATATCTTTCTTGGATGAAGAATCTGCAGAAGATTTTGTCGAGCTATTATTAGAGAAAGAGTTTAAGATGGCTGGTATGGAGGGTACACTGGAAACTTTGTTTGCAGGTGACCTTAACTTATTAGAGTTACTAGAAACTCATAAGAAAGATTTAAGTAATAGATATTTTGCTGAAAAAACTGCAGCTAAATCACAGTTGTTTAAGGAAATAAACCAAAAGCGTATTGAATATCATGAAGGTAAAATAACTTTAGAAGAGTATAGACAACACCACTTAGAGATCAAAGATAACCCTGCGTACAATATTCTCAGAGGAGATTCAGAAAATATATTAGAGAATAGTATAGATGCTATGAAGAACTGGAATCCATTAGAATTTAACTACGTGGATTCTATAAAGAAAATAGATGATATCATGGCTGAGACAGGTTATCTAACTAGAGATGACATAGCTCAACTAGATAAAGATGCGAGAGCGTTCTTCTTTGAAAACGTAGGGGAAGGTAAAACATATCAATATAAAGAGGAGCCTATATGGAATAAGGTAGGTAAGAAACAGTTTGGCGAGACCGTTAAAATATATACCGATAAACTTGAAAAGTCTATTGACTCTGTCATCACTAAAGAAGTTACTGCAATAGGTGACCAAGCTATTAGAGATGGAGTTATTGATGGTACTAATGCAGAACTTAACCGACTCATGCACTTAAACTATCTAAATGGTATGAGTGGCACAGATGCTATCAAAGCAGCATATAGAGAGGTAAGTGAAGCGTTAGAAGCAGGTACAGGTATATTTATTAGAGACGGTGATAAGTTCATACACCCCAACCTACAGCCTAATTATATTGATGAAGCTAGAAAAGTTGAGCGACAAATTTTAGACGGTTCTATTGTAACTAATAAGTTAGATATATTACAGGCTAACGGTGCTCCAGAAGACTTCCTTAGAAATACTATCCTATTTGAAAAAGATAGTGCTTTAATTAACCTAGAGAAAGGTGAGGATGGCTTAATACGTTTCATACCAAACGCTATGTTTGAGGTAGCAGAGTACAGTGAGACAGGATATACAGCTATTGATATCATTAATATGCAGCGTAAACTTCACGGTGAAGAAGAGTACAAACTAACTGACTTTTCACCAGAGCTACAAGCATTACATACTGGAGTCAAAGAACAATTCCCTCACCTTGCAAAAGTATTTAGCAGCGGATCTGAAGGAATGTCTTTAGCTATAGATGAGATAGGTGCTGTCGATCTCAACACACTACTCAATGCAAGCATCATCAACATGGATAACTCTATATTTGAGGGAGATCTAGATGCTGTATTAGCTAGGGAAGGTATAGATAAGGAAAATTACTTAACTGATTCTAGATTACAGGAAGAGGTTAGACGTAAACAACTTAACTACCTACTTAAAAAGGCAGTAACAGAGACCAATGACAAGAACCAAGCTATCCTTATGGTGGCTACAGGTATGAGATATGGTGAAGCTGAGATGTCTAACTACGGTGAAGGTAGTATATTTGACAGTAAGAAAAATGATAAGTCTGATTATGCGTATGCTGTATTAGATGCCTATTATTCTGGCGATACCTCTAAACTTCATGGTAAATATAATGATGAGAAGGTCACAGTTGCTGAGTTACGAGAGTGGACTAAGACTGAGAAGAAGTATGATCTAGAACCAAACTACGTTATTGAGAGTATAGTTAATGTAGAAAACATGTGGGATATTGATTATAGAGATCCACAGAAGATTAAAGCTATATTAGCCATACTCGAAGACCCACAGTTTATGCCTGAGAAGACTCTAACTGTTAAGAGTGATGGTTTGTTTGGTAGCAGTAATATCAACAACCCCCTATACTCTAGATACCAGTTTGCGTTAAAGATATATAAGAACATTGACAACACCCTAGGTCACCTACAAGACAATAACCTTAAACCGTTCTTAACTAACAAACAAGAGAACTGGAATCTGGTACAACTTCTAAAGTTCCAGAAGGAAACAGATAACGGTGGTAGACCTAATAATACAGTTGGTATTTTTGAAAGTCCTTACTATCAATTTAGAAATGAATGGATGGAAAAAAATGGCGAGAAATTTTATAAGGCAGATAAAGAACAAATCAAAGTACTACAAGCAGAACGTCTGCAGTATATTGTAGACAGATCAAGAGAAATGTTAGGTTTCACGGAGGATGACTAATGAGTGAATCGTTAAATCCTGTCAGCTCATACGATTATCCTACCGATACGGATTTTACGGAGCTGCGGGAAGTTGGTGCAGAACTATTAAAGAACCATAAGAGAGAGGAACTAGAAGAGTTAAAGGCAAAAGAGGCTGGTGAGGATCAAGGTTTCATAGCTAATGATCCTGTCACAGCTATCAAAGATGTCGCAAGTATAGTTCCAGGGGCTGCCATTGATGCTGTAGAAAGCATAGGCTCGTTCCTAGATCTTAGTGGTGACACATTTAACACAGCAGCTGCTAACCTATTTGGGTATCATCAGTTTGAGTCTGACAACCCTTTTAGTGAGCACTATCAAAAAGGTAACTGGTTCGATGTACCTGATCAATTTACACCTGAGACTAAATCAGGTATGGGTAAATTGCTAAGAGGTATAGGTGAGTTCGGTATACTAGCTGTACTCACTGCTAAAACAGGAGGACTAGCAGCTGGTAGCCTCGGTGGTGCTGCAAAGGGTATGATGGCTGGCTCAAAGATTGCTAACGCAGCAACTAAGATAAAAGCTGGTAACAGAGCTATTAATTTCCTAACAAGTCCTACAGTAACTAAATGGGGTAAAGTAGCCTTAGACGGTGCTGGAGCTGACTTTATTATGAATGACAGTGAGGAAGGTAACATAGCCAACCTTGTAGATCAATACGCCCCCGCCATACCATTTAGTAAAGCCTTATCAGTAAACGAGGAAGATAACCCTTGGTTTGCCAGAATTAAATCAGTAACAGCTGGAGCAGGTGTAAACATTCTTGGACATGCTTTAGTAGGATATATAAAAGGTAGATTTGTAGCTACTAAAGAGGCAGAAAAAGGTATTAAGTTATTAAAAGCAGGTAATTTAAAAGATCCTGCTTATACAGGTACTTATGCTCAAAACGTAGAACAAGTCATAAAAGATGCTAACGCTAAAGGTACCAAAGCAACCTATGACTACATACGTCACAACCAATATGATGACGCAGCAGAGAGTAGGGTACGTGCTAACGCTGCCTATGCAGATGGCAAAGGTTTCCGTAGTGAAAATGAAGTAGATAATTTAGACCTATATTTACGTAAATGGTTAGAGCCAGAAGACTACGAAGAAGTACAAAGACTGTTTGCGGGTGAAGATCTTAAGGGTGATATTACTATTAAAGATCCTGAGTTTGGCGATACGGTAATAAAAGAACAAGATCGTATAGTTGATACTCGTGGTAAAGGTACATATTTTCATGGTGCTGCAGCTGAGATAGATAAGTTAACAGGGCCATATGACTCTGATGCTTACTTTGGAAAGAACGGCCCAGGATTATTTGGGTACGGTTTCTACACCACAGATGACATCATCACTGCTAATAAGTACAAAACTAAGAACTTAACCAAAGCTGAGTTATCTGAACCTCAAGTTTACCAGACCCGTGAAAAAATACCAGTAAATTTTTATGACCTAGATCAACCTATGTCTAAACCTGTACTCGCTGTTTTAGACGAGATTATGGGTGAGGGTTCATGGAACGGACAAATATCTGACGCTATCGACAGTGCACTCGCTGATATCGGTAGGGATGGTAGTCTTGCAGATCTAATCAGAGAAGCCCGTACGTTTGCAAATTACGACTCTGGAGTTACTGGAATTGACTTTGCTGAGTCAGTACTAGAGCGTCTTGAGACGGCACTCAAGGGATTAGGTTTTGGAGGGTATACACATAAAGGTGGTATCTACAGAGCTAAAGGTAAAAGAACACATCAAGTACGTATTTACTGGGATCCTGGCAATCAGCTAGAGTTAGGTAAAACTTCTACTGAGACAGCTACATTACAAGACTACATTGACTTTGCAATGAGAAAAGGTAGAGCTGGTAATGATGCTTGGTTGCCTGATCAAGGTATGAGCCAATCTCAAGAGCGTTTTAATAGATTCCGTAAACCAGACCCTGATGTAAACCCTAACAAGTTTGCAGAGAATGAGAGAGCTAGTGAGCGTACATCTACTGACACAGGTAATCCTTACACTGAGTATGTAGAAGAAGCTACTAAGATGAATGACATGGGTTATAGAGCTGTAGGTTCTACTAACATGTCTACCACTACCAGACTCAGACAGATGACAGGTAACGACAAAGAGTTACGTAAACTGGCTGAAGAGGTAATGAACAACACCTCAGAGGGTGACTTTGCACAGATTGATAATGCACAACCATTTGTCAAGAGACTAGATGCCTACCATCAGATGGCTAAAGAGATCAATGAGATCATAGCTGTTGGTGGTGACGAAGGTGTGGAAGCACTTAGACGTTACCTTAATGCAGATGTTGGTAGTAAAAAAGTTGTCAATGTATCTGACTTAAATGGTAGAAAGAATTTTATATTCTGGGATTTTGACGGTGATGGTATTGTATCTATCACACCACAGATGGCTAATGCTTTAAAGATTGCAACTCTTTATAATCTGAAGAGAGCGTCTGATATAGCTACAGGAGTTATGCAGTTGCCTAAAGGTGCTAACCCCACACGGCAAGCTATGGATATACTTGATCATGTACAACTAGCAATGGTTGAGATGAAAAAGATCTCGTATATGTCAGGTGCTGCATTAGAAGTACACAAAGGTCAAGGTTTATTTGACGGTACACTCAAGAAAAAATTGGCGAAAAAAGTTAAGCAGATTGAAGTAGAAGAGAGAACTTTTACTGAGAACTTGAAGGAGATGATTAGAAATGGTGATACTAAACAAGCTCGTCAACTAACTGAAATATATGCTATCAGTGACGGTGCTGTAACAACCATGTCTAACATCCAGAACTACCTTAAAAAGAGGTTAGGTCTAGGTGGTGAGCTTAACGGTAAGCGTATACCTGCTCAAATATTTAGAGAATTAGCGTCTGTATATTACGCTTCTATACTTAGTGCTCCTAAAACAGGTGTAAGAGCTGTTGTAGGTACAAACCTAATTACAGTACTCAGACCATTCCAAATGTGGGTTGGAGCTACACTGCGAGGTAACAAGGCACAAGCTGCCGTAGCTGCCTCTGCTATTGATAGTATAGGACACGCATATGCAGAGAGCTGGAAAGTCTTTAAATATAACTGGGATCAGGGTGTACATAATAAGAGAATGTCTTATCAGGGACGTTTTGATATACCTAGAGATTTAGAAAACTTTAAAAAGTTAGCAGAGTTTGCAGATCAGTATGGCACTCCATCCGAACAGAGGATGTACAATGTCATTAACAACCTTGTCAAACTAAACACTAGCCCTTGGTTTAGATACTCACAGAATATCATGGGGGCAGGTGATGCTGCAGCTAGATCCGTACTAGGTAGATTTACCGCTCGTATCAGAGCAGCTCAGGAAGGTGTAGAAAAGGGTATACCTTTAGACAACTTAACTGATTATGCTAAGGCACAAGAGCAAAGATTCTTTGATCAGATATTTGAAGTTAGTGACGGTAACCAATTTGTAGTAACAGATCAAGCTGCTTTAATGGCAGGTAGAGAAGCTACTATGACTAAGGACATCGAAGGCTGGTGGAAAGTATTTGAGACTTTAGGTAAACACCCACTAGGTATGGTATTCTTCCCGTTTGCTAGAACTGGTTATAACGCTCTACGTCTAACTACACAACACACTCCCTTGGAGATGTTTAGTAAGAGATTTAGAGACATCAAAGCAGGTGTAAACCTAGAGAAATATGGACTAACTAAAGCAGACCTACCAGCTGAACAGGCACTTATGGAAGGTAGAATTGCTATGGGTACTGCTATTGTCGGTATGGCTATACTTGGGGCATCTCAAGGTAACATATACGGTGATGTACCCCGTGATAAAGAGATGAGAGACCTATGGAAGATGGAAGGTATCAAACCTTATACATTCCGATTCAATAATACATTAGTATCATATAGAGATCTCGAACCATTTAACACAATTATAGCAACTGCAGCTAATCTATTTAACTATCAGCATGCCTTAGATGAGGATTTATACTCAGAGTTTGCAGAAACATTAATCTTTATGGCTTCTGCTGCTATTGTAGATAAGTCTATGCTTGCAGGTGTGGACGATCTAGCTACTATTCTAGACCCCCAGGGTTTCCAGAAGAAAGGTGCTAGGTTATTTGCACAGACAGCAAGAAGTGCATTGCCTTGGTCTGGTTTATTAGGCAGTATAGGTGATGTATTAGATGCAAACCAAAAGGAAGCTGAGAGTATGTGGGAGATAATGATAAGAAGAGACGCTCTATTTAAGGCTAGTCTACCTCCTAAGTATGATATCTTAGCTGAGGATAGGTCTGGTCAGCCATTTTTAGTAGGGCCATCTAACCCTCTACTAAGGGCTATGAATATGATATCTCCTATTGCAGTAACAAACACCTCTAAGGACGCTGTAAAGACAACTTTATATGAGATAGGCTACAACTTACCAGAAGTAACTAGAACATATAAGGGTATAACGCTCACTACACATGAGAGATCCTTAATGTCTAAGTACCTTTCTATGAGTAGTCTACGTAAAGACCTAGAGAAAGTGTTTGCAAGCAAGGCTTTTAAGGACGGTTATAGAGAATTTAGGGAATTATCACTCCGTAGACGTAACGGATACAGAGTAGAAGACCAAGAGTTCTATAGAATGGTACAGAAAGTCTTTAGAAGAGCAAAGAAAGAAGCATATTTACAGATGATAGGTGAGAATCCTGAGCTTAAAGATAAGCTAGAGGAGGCTGCAAAGAAGAAGAGACTAGGACAAATAGGTGATTACGAGAATATAAAATATTTAATAGACGGTTTCCCTAAATAGCACTGCCCATTTACATTAACTATCAATGGCAGTTATAACTAAAATACTTTTCCCTGCCACAAGTAATAATACTACTAAAGATTTTAGCTTGTCAGGGCTCGAACTGAATAACCAAAGTGATCTAGATGTATATGTGACCTTAAGTGGTGGAACTAGGAGATTAGGTCTGCGTCAAGCGACAGATACTACTGCTACTTCCAGCCACCCGCAAGTAAACAATACAGATGGATTATACTACCCTGCCGTACAGGTAGGAGACCAACTGAATAATTACACACTGATCAATAACAACGGTACGGTACGCTTTAATAATGCGTTACCTGCTGGAGCGATAGTATTTGTAGAGAGAAGAACTAGAGACGGATCTGGAGCATACACCTCGTTTGCTAGTGGTAGTACAATTAGAGCGTCAGAACTCAACAGAGCTTTTGATGAAGCTAATTTTACTGCACAAGAAGCTAGAAACAAGGCGTTTGACCTAGAAGGTAAAATATATGACACTTTAGGTACAGCGGGTCATGTAGTTAAGACTACAGATACTGGCTCGATTACCTCTAATATGATAGCTAACGGTACTATCAAAGCTGAAGACCTAGAAACTGGGACTTTAGATGGTAGATACTATACAGAAACGGAAGCTGAAGCGTTATTTTTAAGACAAGATTCCTCAGAAACTATTGCTAGTGGCGTTGCATGGTCTAGTACTGACTCAAAGGTAGCTACTACAGCTGCTATAGATGCCAGGATTATAGATCTTGTAGAAGAAGTCGGAGGTTTTGTACCAGTTGCAAACGAGACATCTTTCCCCGCAGCTAATCCCGACCTTAATAATGGCAATGGGACTATTGTGTCGGTGAAAGCTGTATCAACAACTCTTACTCCATCCTCTGGAACTTTAACCATACCAAATGGTGCAGGTACTGGTAACACTGTAACTATTACAGGGGTTACAGGAACTGTACAACAGGGATTCGGGATGCTTCTCGAAACCACAACTACATTGCATACATATGTCTTTCACCGATATACTGCTAAAGCTACTGAAGTACACACTGTAGCATCTAATATAACAAATATTAATGCAGTTAACGCTAACAAGGCAAATATTGATGCAGCCGTAGCTAATTCCACAAATATCAATGAAGTAGCTGGCAACTTTAGAAACATAAATACTGTTGCTGGACAAATTACTTTAGCTGAAGACTTAGGTTCAATAACTAACTCAGTTACTACATGGACAGGTAACGACATAAATACTGTCGCAACTAACATTAACGAGATCAAAGACGTAGCAGACGCACTTGACGATGGTACAATCTTTGATGTTGATGATGCAAATAAAACGACAGGCTCAGTCATTTACTACGATGGTTCCAAGTTTAAAGCAGACACCACAACCACTAAAAATACATTGGTTACTGGAGGTAACTTTTAAAAATGGCAACTATTAGACTAAAAAAAAGAGCTGCCTCTGGTGCAGCTGGTGCTCCTAGTTCATTAGCACCGTCCGAGATAGCGTTTAACGAAGCAGATAAAAAACTATATTATGGTTACGGAGACGATGGAAGCGGTGGAGCTTCATCCGTAATTTCCATAGCTGGTGAAGGTGCTGTTATGCACCTCGGAAACGTAAACCAAACAGCAGGAGGTAACAAAACCTTTACAGGAAACCTTGTTGTTGGCGGTAACTTAACAGTTAATGGTACAACTTCAACACTTAGCACAACTAACTCAGTAGTTTCAGATAAACTAATTGAGCTAGGTAACGGTGTATCAGGTGTCCCTAGTGGAGATGCTGGTATAGTTATTGAAAGAGGTAGTTCATCAAATGCCATTATAGGTTGGGATGAATCTGCAGATAAATTTATTGTAGGTACAGGTTCCTTTACTGGTTCAAGTACAGGAAACTTAACAATAACTAAAGGTACATTACAAGCTGATATAGATGGAGACGTAGTTGGTAACGTAACTGGTAACGTAACTGGTTCAGCAACGTCTTGCTCAGGAAATGCTGCTACAGCAACAAAACTTGCTACAGCAAGAACCATCGCTGGTGTTTCATTTGATGGAACTTCAAATATTGCTTTAAATAATGCTAACATCACTAACGGTGCTGGATATGTAACTGCAAACACACAGCTAACTAACGAGCAAGTTCAAGACATAGTTGGAGCTATGTTCTCTGGAAATACTGAAACAGGTATTACAGCTACATATCAAGACGGTGACGGAACTTTAGATTTAGTTGTTGCTACTCAGTCTTCCAATGATTTTACAACAGCTTTAAAAAATAAATTAGATGGTATTGCTGCAGGTGCAACCGCAGTTACTAACAATAACCAACTTACAAACGGTGCTGGTTACGTAACTAGCTCAATTATTAGCTCACTTAATGCAAGTAACTTAAGCTCTGGAACAGTACCAGCAGCTAGACTTGGAACTGTGGACGGGGGCACATTCTAAATTATGGCAACTATAAAACTAAAGCGAGGTACGTCAACACCGACTACCAGCAATATAGTTAATGGAGAAGTTGCCTTAGACCTATCAGCTAAAAAGTTATACGTTAATGACTCTGGGACAATCAAAGAGATTGGAGCTAATACCAATTTAACTGCATCTCAGCTTAATGATATAAACGTTGTCGCTGGACAAGTTGCTCATGGAACTGATTTAGGTTCTATAGCAGATACTTTAAGCACAGCATCTGGTGCTTCTAATATCCAAACAGTTGCAAACAACATAGCAAACATTAACACTGTTGCAGCTGATGCAACCGATATAGGTGCTGTAGCTGGTAAGGTAACAGAAATAGGAAGACTAGGTACTGCTGACGCAGTTTCTGACTTAAATACTTTAGGAACCACGGATGTCGTAAATGACATGAACACGTTGGCTACTACAAGTAATGTCAGCAACATGAACACTGTAGCTGGTTCTATTAGTAATATTAACACAGTTGCTGCTCAAGTAAGTAATAATAACTTACAAACAGTAGCTGCGGATATTGCTAAAGTTGTTACCGCTGCTAATGACCTTAACGAAACTGTCTCTGAAATAGATACAGTTGCAACCAACATTACAAACGTAAACAACGTAGGAAACAGTATATCCAACGTTAATACGGTAGCTGGTATAGCATCTAACATAACAGCAGTTGTAAACAACACAACGAACATAAACGCTGTTAATAGTAATGCTACAAATATAAATACAGCTGCGACAAATGTAACTGATATTAATAACTTTACAGACAGATATCAAATATCTAGTTCAGCTCCAACACAAAGATCTGACGGTTCATCATTACAAGATGGCGACCTATGGTTTAATACTACCTCTGATGGTATGGAAGCCTATGACGGTAGTAGTGGAGATGGTTATACACCTATCCAGCCAAGTCAGGCAACGCTTACAGCTATTAATAATGTCACAGGTTTCGTAACTTTTGCGGAGGACTGTGGAAGCATTACGGCAGCTGTGACTACTGGTGGCGGAAATGACTCAATCAACGTTGTTGGTGCAGCTATAACTAACGTCAACACCGTTGCTGGAAGTATCTCAAATGTTAACACAACTGCAGGTTCAATATCTAACGTGAACACTGTAGCTGGTTCTATTAGTAATATTAACACTGTAGCCCCGCAGATTGCAAACGTTAACAGATACGCAGACGAATACGTCATACAAAGCTCAACTCCCTCTTCGCCTAGCGGAGGAGATCTCTGGTATAATACAACTTCAAATACTTTGAATTATTACTCTGGAAGCTCATGGGTTGGTATATCTCCAGGTATATCAGGGGTTGTCAATGATTCAAACCCACAACTCGGTGGACATCTTGACTGTAACGATAAGAACCTTACTGAGGTTGGTACAGTCAGTGGTAATAATTTACAAATTGATTTTGGAGCACTATCCTAATGGCAAAACTATTAAAATTAAGACGTGGTACAACCACGCAACATAGTAGCTTCACTGGTGCTGAAGGTGAAGTTACTATTGACACAACTAAAGACACAGCAGTCGTACATGATGGCTCGCAAGCTGGTGGTAGACCACTAGCAAGAGAAGACCTAAACAACGTATCTTCAGCTACTATTACTGGTAGATTAGGTACAGGGTCAATCGCAAGAGCTAAATTAGCAGCAGATATTATTGATGGAACTAAACTAGCCGATGATGCAGTTGCAAAAGAGCATATAGCCGATAATGCCGTTGACGAAGCTAGACTACAAATAAGTAACACTGGTTCTAACGGACAATATCTACAAAAGCAGTCTGGTAATACTGGAGGTTTAACTTGGGGAACTGTTGATTTAACAACACTAAGTGCATCCAATTTAACTTCGGGTACTATCCCAGATGCTAGATTCCCTTCAACTTTACCAGCTGTAAGTGGAGCAAACTTAACAGGTATTGAAGCGTTTGTATCAGGCATGATTATATTATGGTCTGGTGCATCAAACGCTATACCTTCTGGATTTGTACTATGTAATGGTTCAAACAGCACACCCGACCTAAGAAACAGATTTGTTATAGGTGCTGGTGACAGCTATTCTGTTAATGCTACAGGTGGTTCATCAACTATTAGCACTAACATTTCACACAGCCACAGTACTCCCAACCATTCTCATGGTATGAATGGGCATACACACAGTACTCCTAACCATAGTCACTCAGTTAACAACCATACCCACAGTATTAGTGGAAGTGTAAGTGGTAACACCAACAACACTGGTGGTCACTCACATAACTGTTCAGCTTGGAAATACGGAAGTACACAGTCTGACGGTACTAGGTTCATGAGACATAACAGTGGTTACCAAAACTATAACCTTAGTACTGGAAATAGTGGAAACCATAACCACAGTTTCTCTGGTAGTTTCAGTGGTAACTCAGGTAACTCAGCTCCTAATACAAACAATTCTGGAGCATCCAATACTGGAGGTGCTAACGGAAACACAACATCCTCTGGAGCATCTAACACAGGCAACAGCGGTAGTGGTAACTCAACCTCAGTGCTTAATCCTTACTATGCTTTATGCTACATAATGAAAACCTAGAGAGTAATATTGGAGTAACGAGCCACAGAATAAGAACGGATTTTAAAATACTTAAAACAATAAATTGTAAGTCTTTAGAAGCTGTGGAACTTATAGTTCATAACTTAGAACATTTAAAAAAAGCTAAGTTTCCGACTGTAAAGATTCCGCAGTTTTCATACGAAGTATCTGATCTTGTAATTACGCAAACTTGTGAATTGATAAAAGGATGTGCAGTATCATGTCATCCCTCTAAAGAAAAAGTAATTATGAAAGAGATTGTCCAGAGAAAGGACGATTATACGTTTTCTGATTACCACCACAGTAATTACATAGTAAGAGATAATGACTTATACGCTGTAGATCTCAGTTCGTATGGATATCTACCAGATCACTACTACCGAAACCACCTATGGATCAACAGACGCAAATCGTGTCTGTAAGTAATTTCTGTACTAAACAAGAATTAGAAACAGTACTGAGATACACACACGATAAGAATTGGGCAATACAAACAAGTAACACAGGGGACTCAACAGAGTTCTTTAAGCTCGACTTAACTAACATTAAGTTTTTTAATGATACTTTATTTAATAAATTAAAGAATACATTAAAGATTGAGTGCTCATTAGACAAAGTTTACTTTAATTTGCAGTACCCAAATCAACATGGTTCATTGCATCAAGACTATTGCCAATACACAGCTATATTGTATGTAACTCCCTGGAATCCAGAATTAGGGGGATTTACACAGATTATGAGTAATAAGATTCTTGTCATTCCCCCCATACAAAATTCTTTAATTTGTTTTCCGTCACACTTATTCCATAAGGGATATGCTTGTACACACAATAAACGAATTTCCCTTGCATACAAATTAAACCTACACCAATGAAACTATTTCAAACATTTAGACATCCAGTCCCAACCTTTAGAGATCAAATTTATGTAGCCGACAAACAGTTAACACCTGAGTTTTGTAAGGCATGTATTGAAAAATTTGAAAGCGACCCAGCTATTTACAGCGGAGTTACAGCAAGTGGACTTCAAGTAGATACTAAACAATCTGACGACTTAGTGATCTCAAATTATAACCGTTGGAATAAAGAAGATAACCAGATAGCAAACCAACTCACTAAGAACTTAAATAATTTCTTTGTGTCATTTGGCGAAAGATTTAGCTGGTGGACTCATCCAGAAATACACGATACTGGTTATCAAATACAAAGAACTCATCCCAATGGTTTTTATAACTGGCACTCAGATGCTGGTAATAGCACAAGGTGGTACACATTCATTTTCTATTTGAATGACATTAAGAATGATGGTTATACAGAGTTCATTGATGGTACAAGGATACAACCTAAAACTGGAAGATTACTTCTATTTCCCGCTACAGACATCTATGCACACAGAGGTGTAGCTCCTAAAGACGAGATCAAGTATATCTTAACAGGATGGTTGCATAGGGATTTTGATGGAGATACAAGAATCAAAGGTAAGTGGCATGACTTAATAACCGAGCCAGAAAAGCACAATCCTACTTTAGATGACTTACCTGAGAACAGATTTGATGCTGAAGATCAACACATAACACTAATAGAAGGAGAGGAATTAGATATCGAAGATAACAATGTACAAATGATTTTAGATTAAATGGCAATCACTACCACGTGGGACGTAACCAGTCTACGCAGAGACAGTACAGATAAAGTCACTACTATTTCATATCTAGTAACCGCAAAGGAAGGTTCAAAAGAATCCGATGCTCAAGGTTCTGTTGAAATAGATGGTGATGTAACTGTAGCTTTCAAAGACATAACAAAAGACACGGCAATTACATGGGCTAAGAACGCATTAGGAGATGAGGTCGCATCTATAGAGGGTATGCTCTCTAAAGATCTTACCGAAACTAGCGGTGTGCCTTGGATTTCCTAAACTGCCAAGTACCTCATCAAGTAATAGATGAGATTTACAATCCACTCCTAAATGCACACGAATGGCGTGATGGAAAAGAAAACGCTGGGGACGAAATAAAAGATAGGAAGATACAAGACTTCCTAAGTTTTGACAGTTCCCTACACAATGCTCTTATTCCACGAGTAATGGAAATACTTGAATATGACCTCATCAGAAACTACACCGTACCTAACGTAATGAGTAATATCATGTTTACCAGAACTATGGTAGGCGGTAAATACGGTGGGCATTATGATAATGTCTGTATGAATGGGAATCGAGCTGACTATTCCTTCACGTTATTTTTAAACGATGACTACACAGGTGGAGAGTTAGAAGTTAACAAGACTCTTGTAAAACCTAAAAAAGGTAAGCTCTTTGTTTACCCGACACGGTATTACCATCAAGTAAAAGAAGTTACTGATGGAACTCGGTATGTCGCTGTCGGTTGGATAACATCTATAGTTCAAGACGCAGATATAAGAACTGTTGTTGGTAAACTAGCAGAAGTTTCCAAGAAACACCCAGAGGTCAAAAATGACCTAACATACCTTGAGAATATACTTTTACAAAAATTCGGACAATTCTAAGATGAAATCTTTATTTATTTTACTAGCACTAACTATAGCTGCACCTGTTGTGATTTCACATCCAGCATGGTATTTACACGATCATGGTGGCTCACTAGAGCATACGCATGATATCTTTACACCAGATCATACTCATCACTAATCTTATGTGATCGAGATACCTACTCCTCCCGTAATAGATACAATCTCTATTCCGCTTCCTACTGCAGATGTACCCTCATATCAACCGTTAGTTGTACCTCCCAGTGATCTGCGGGAGCCAGAGGGGACACAACCAGAAGAAACACAAGAGGAACCCACAGGTATCAGAAATGTAGACATACCGTTTACAGACTTTAAGATGCCGTTACCTGAGAATGAAATATTAATTACAGCCTCAACCACTGCCGTAGTTTCTGTAGCTGCAACCCTTACTGCAACAGCAGCATTTAAGTGGGTTGTTTCAGCAATGAAACCTATACTAAAAACTGCATTTAAGAAAATAAGTGGAAAAAGAAGAAAAGAAGAACATCCCAGCAAAAGTTAAAGAATTTGTTGAGGATAAAGAACACCAAATCGAAATTCTAGGAACATTTGTTAGACTAGGTGTAGTTGTTTGGTCTGGTTTTATTATTACCATGAATTACGTAGATATACCGATGATTAAGAAAGCTGGTAACTCAGATATAACTTTCGTGGCCAGCGTCTTCACTGGAGCATTGGCCACATTCGGTTTGACTACAGGAAAAAATGGTAGTAGTAAGACACCAACAAACTGCCCAATGATGAAAAAGCCCGAATCAAAATGAAATGGTTAATTTTTCTTGCACTGTTAAGCCCTAGCATAGCAAGAGCTAATACCGTTACGCCACAATTCACCACAGGGTCGATGAATAGTACAACTACTACGACACAAACTATCACTGAGGTCGAGCAACGTCAAGTTTTCGGAGCCGAAGTTAAGACTTGGAATGGTTCTAATGTAACGCCATCTGCCGATATATCTGGTGCTGGTACTACATTTACCATAACAGATACCACTTTACCTTGGACACTTGAAACGACATCAAGATCTGCAGGTTTAGTTGAACAATGGGATACTACAACAAACTATACAATAAACTCTACTACTACATCGCTCTCTGTGTTCTCACAGTAACGCCAGCGTTTGCAGAAGGAGATACTAATAACTCGTCCAATCCTGTGGCAGCAGCTACGGGAAATGTGACGAATCAGGCTGTGCAATTCCAGAACAATGGGTCTCCATCCAGACAACAGTATGGTAATGGGATTTCTTGTAATGGAAGCACAATGACCTTTAGCCCATTTTACATGGGTAATGATGTGTCACCTGAGACTGAAGATGGCTATGTGATAACTGAGAACTGGGGTTTTCAAATAAACTTCATGGTTCCGTTAAACCGTGACATGACTTCACGGTGTGAGTCTATAGCCAAACGTCAAGAGGAGAAAATGCGTCTTGACTACGAGCTGGTACGTGCTCTTAAATGTGCCGAGCTACAACAAAAGGGATTTACGATACGCCCTGGAACTCGTACTTATGGTATGTGTTCTGACATCGTACCAATACAATCATTACTACCTAAAGAAGATGTTAGCACTACTGAAGCCAATCGTTTTAACTTTTTTAAAAAGTGAGAAATTCAAACTATTCGTAGTTGACTTACTTGAAAAGTTATCCAAAGAAAGTGACAATGACCTAGACGATAAAGCAGTTGAATTTATTAAAAGAGGATTAAAAGTTCAATAAATGCAATTAACTACACCGCCTGTTGGATTCTGGTTACAAGATAACGTACCAGATGACTTAGTAAAACATCTCTGGACTTGTATAGGACAGCAACAAGAAAACGTCAAACACCAATTAGCTGGCCATATATCACAGAGTTATAGCATCCCAGATACGAACGGTAAGTTCACAAAGTATCTATTAGCTATTGCTCAAGAATATTACAAGGCTTACGAAGGTCATCCTCATCAAGACACTTTGGTTAGAAAAGGTAGAGAGTGGGTTATTAAGTTAGATAAATTCTGGGTTAACTACCAGAAAAAACACGAATTTCAACCATTACATAGCCACACTGGTATGTACTCTTTCGTTGTCTGGTTGAAAATTCCTTATAACTGTAAAGAAGAAAATGAGTATGAGTTCATGCAAGATGTCAAGAAAGATGAAAGGAACGCAGGTTGTTTCTGTTTCACTTATACAGATATTTTAGGTAAAATCAAAAATGCTTTTTATGAATTAGATCAAGACATGGAGAATACTATTCTATTCTTCCCTGCGGGATTAAAGCATCAAGTCTACCCATTCTTTACAAGTAACGAAGAACGAGTATCAATATCGGGAAATTTATCCATAGACTTTAATAAAAAAACATGACTGAAAGAGCAGGAGAGCAACAGTTTAACGAGCTACATAAGCTGGTTACAACTGAGCTGATAGACAGAATACGTAGCGGTGAAGCTACGACCGCTGACCTAAAAGCTGCTGCTGACTGGCTATACAAAAATGACATAACGGGTGTGGCGTTCGATACGTCACCCCTAGCAACACTTGCAGACATAATGCCAGATGTTGATTTTGATACAGTACAAAAAACGGTGATTAAACGTGGCTCCTAGAAAAGCTAGAAATCCAAAAAGAACAGCGAGGTTTTATCGTGATAATCCTAAGTCAAGGGCGAAGAAAAATGCAGCTCAACGCAAGCGTAATCGAAGCCCAGAGAATAAACAATACCGTGCCGAACTCAATCGAGCTAGAAGAGCAGCAGGTGTGTATGGCAAAGGCGGTAAAGATTTTTCACACACTAAATCAGGAAAGCTAGTCAGAGAAAGCCCCTCTAAAAATAGGGCTAGAAACCGTGGGAGAAAATGATACCAGTACTTCCAACTTATAAAGATTACACTTACAACTTAATAGTTATGACGTCAACGGATGCTAAGAAACTCTGGAGAAAAGCTATTAAGGAGGCAAACAACTATGAATGTATTTACTGCGGAGAAAGACACAATGAATTTGATCTTACCATTGACCATGTACGCCCCAGATGTCTGGGAGGTAGTCACATGTCTAAGAACTGCGTACCTGCGTGTAGACGATGTAATCAGGAAAAGGGAAGTATAGATTGGCTAACGTGGTTTCGTGCTACGTTCCCGCCAAACCCAAACAGAGAAAATCTTATTAGAACTTGGATTAGTGAACAAACTATTTAGCCCAAACAAGCTGTTACTACAAGAGCTAAAAGATATTGCAAATGCTACGCCACGCCCACTTCGTTGGGCTATGGTGTGGTTTTTGTTATGGCTTGAACCTCAATATGTAGAATATAAAGCTAAAAAAGCAGTAGATGACGCTGTAAAAGAATATAAGAAAATATGTGACTGGTGTGAAGACTATCGGACAGATTATGGTGTAACTATTACCCAATCTGACGTTGAAAACCTACAAAACATGAGTATTAACTATGACGGAGACACCGACAAAGAAACCCCGTGTGATATATAACAACAATAACCGTCTTACAGACTTTCTAAAAGAAAAAGAAGGTTTTAGGTCAGAACCATACTTAGACCAAGCGGGGTTGCCACATATTGGCTACGGTAATAGGTTCTATGAAGATGGTACTCCTGTAACTATGGAGGATGCCTCGATAGACGAAACTAGAGCTGAAGAGCTGTTGAATTTTTATGTAGAAGAGACAGCTAACGAGCTAATGAATATGCCAGGTTTTGACAAGTTAAATCCAAACCAGAAAGATGCTGTTGTTTCTTTCGGTTATAACTTTGGTAAAAACTTTTATCAAGACAAAGATAACTTTGGTATTATATCTGGTGCAATAGAAAACAACGACACAAAAGCTATACAAGAGGCTTTCCCGTTGTATGTAAATGTAGCAGACGAAAATGATGAAAGGGGGTACAGTAAATCTGAAGGCTTAGTAAATAGGCGTAACGCAGAGTTAGAACTGTTTAACGAAGCGTACAAGATTTCCCCGCAAAAACCTACAAGTATATACGACAATTATGTCAACACCGAAGAGAAAGAAGAAGACCTCTACCTTGGAGGATAGACTAAAAGATGATTTTAGGTATTTTTTAACAGCAGTATGGACACACTTAAACCTACCAGCCCCAACAAGGGCACAACTATGTATAGCGGAGTATTTACAACATGGGCCTAAAAGACTTCAAATCCAAGCGTTTAGGGGTGTGGGTAAGTCTTGGATTACTGCTGCATTTGTTCTTTGGACTCTTTTCAATGACCCTAATAAAAAAATTATGGTTGTCTCCGCAAGTAAGGACAGAGCCGACAGCTTCTCAATCTTTTGTCAAAGACTAATTGTAGAAGTACCTTGGTTATCACAACTTAAACCAAAAAACGATGATCAGAGATGGTCACGTATATCATTTGATGTGGGGCCAGCAGCACCGCACCAAGCACCCTCAGTTAAGTCTGTGGGTATAACAGGACAGCTAACTGGATCTAGAGCCGACCTAATGGTACTAGACGATGTAGAAGTCCCTAACAACTCTATGACGGAGCTACAACGTGAAAAACTCTTACAACTTGTTACTGAATGTGAGTCTATTCTTACTCCTAAACGTGACTCTCGTATTATGTTTCTTGGGACTCCTCAAACGACATTCACCGTCTATAATAAGCTAAGAGAACGTAGCTATAGACCGTTTGTCTGGCCAGCTAGGTATCCCCGCAAACTCGCTATGTATGACGGGCTATTGGCACCACAGCTGGTTGAAGACCTAGAAAAGAAAGACATGGCTTGGCAGCCAACCGACTCAAGATTTAAAGAGGAAGATCTACTGGATAGAGAGTCATCTATGGGTAGATCTAACTTCATGTTGCAGTTTATGCTAGATACTAGCTTATCTGACGCAGAAAAGTTCCCATTAAAGTTTGCAGACCTCATTATCAACCCTGTAAACGCCACACATGCACCAGAAAACATTATTTGGTGCTCATCACCCGAAAACATGCTAAAAGACCTGCCCTGTACAGGACTCCCAGGAGATTACTGGTATAGTCCTATGCAGGTGCAGGGAGAATGGGTAGAGTATACAGAGACTATATGCAGCGTAGACCCTTCTGGAAGGGGCTCAGATGAGACTGTAGCATGCTTCTTATCGCAGTTGAATGGTTTTATATACCTACATGAAATATACGCCACCAGAGACGGCTACAGCGACAAAACATTATTAGAGATTTTAAGGAGATGTAGAAAATATGATGCGAATACGCTGCTCATCGAGAGTAACTTTGGCGATGGTATTGTATCAGAGCTATTTAGAAAACACTGTCAAACGACAAAAACCAACATCAACATAGAGGAGACCAGAGCAAATGTTAGAAAAGAAGACCGTATTATTGATAGTCTTGAGCCTGTTTTTAACCAGCATAGGCTTGTTGTCGATCCTTCCGTCATTAAATGGGATTATCAAAGTAATGCGGATGAGGCGACTGAAAATAGATTCCAGTATATGCTTGCTTACCAAATCTCCCGAATGTGCAGAGAAAAAGGTGCCGTTCGACACGATGACAGAATTGACTCCCTTGCCCAAGGAGTTAAATGGTTTACAGATGCCCTTGCCATCTCAGCAACCCAACAAATAAAAGACAGAAGAAGAGAAGAGTGGTTAGATCACCTAGAAGCGTGGATGGACGACCCTCAAGCTGAAGCTAACCATATGGTGTTGGGGTTGGATTTAGACCAACGTAAAGAGGCTAGAGGATTGTCTGGAGGGCATGATATCACTTGGATGTAGAGGAACCCCACCATAATACACGGGGAAGTGGTGCTCCTCGTGGGTGGAAACAGCGGTCAAGAGGGTGAGAAGTAAAATTCTCCCCTCTACTCACGAGGAACCCGCTCGTGCTATATATAACCTACTCATACTAACCCTATACTACCTTCGTACAGTACAAACAGTAGGTGGGTGTCTTTAGGGGGTCTTAAATTTTGGCAAAATTGTTCGTGGGGATTTAGCGGTGTACGTTTCCAGGCGATTACCCCGCAAGGGGCTAGTACATTTGTACTGTCAAGAGTATTTATACCTATTTGTGGGGAAATCAACACTATATGTGGGGTACGGTAACCCGCATCCTGTCGAGATTTTCAAACCGTGCTAATGGGGTTTTGTGGGGATATGCTGACGTCCAAACATCTGTTGGCAACTGGAAACTTGCCCGCTCAGCTGGTCTAGGTACAATGGAATATAACTAAATGTAAACATGAGCCACGCACACCACATATGGAAAATGAGTATTTATACCTATGTATCATTTGATACCTGGAGTACATTTGTACTACTCAGGTAAAAAAATTCACTATCACGGCTCGAGTTGAATAATAGATAAGAGGGTAACATA